TTATTGGAAAGCGGATGTAAGTTTTTCTGTTATGTCGGCATCACTACGTTCGAGGTGTGTGTAGATGTCGAGCGTTACGGTGATGCTTTTATGCCCCAACAGGTATTGGGCGGTTTTGACATCGATTCCGGCGTAGTATAGTGTTGTGGCGTAAGTATGTCTTAACGTATGTGCGGTGAAAGTTGGTTTCATTCCGTCATTCATATAGTATGATGTTTTTTTCTGAATGGATGAAAACATACGCCGGAGCATGGATTTTGTGGCGATTTGGCCGTTTTGTGTGGTGAACAGGTAATCGTCACAGGAGGTGACATATGTTTTCAAGAAGTCGCTTAGGCTTTTTGGCATTGGGACATCTCGGACGCCGGCGTCTGTTTTTGTGTAGTGATTGATTTCTGATACATTTTCTTTAAAGATTAAATTATCTTTTACTTGAATGATTCCTTTTTTAAAATCAATATTTCTTTTACGCAGTGCGAGGATTTCTCCACGGCGGAGGCCTGCCTGCCATCCAATCATAACAAAGGCGCGCTCTTTGGGCGTGTAGTCTGCATTTTTTATGGCGTTTTTTTCTTCTTCTGTTAGGGCCCGTTTTTCCTTTTTGTGAAATTTCGGTGCTTTGATACTTTTTGACGGGTCTTTAAAAATTAAATCGTTTTCTGTGGCAGCAGCAAAGATTTGGTGTAGGCACAGAACAAACAATTCGGTTGAGCGTGTTAAACCTTTGTTTGTTAGTTGGTTAACGGCTTGCTGTAATTGGATGGGCGTTATTTTTGATATTTTTAAATTTGCGATTTGCATTTTCAGCAGATAACGCCGGATGCAGCCTTCGTAAGCGGCGTAGGTGTTATAGCTTGCGTCGTTTTTATAGGTTGAAAGCCACTGATGAGCCCATTGTCCCAGGGTGATGTTTTTATCGTCAACAAGAATTCCTTTATTTAGCTGTGATTTAAACTCTGAAATTTTATTTTCCAACTCGGGAATTGTTTTTGCATAGATATTTTTATATTTGGGTTTGCCGTTATCCTGGAATCCAATTTTAATTTGTTTGACATATCTGCCGTCTGCACGTTTTTTATATTTTGATTTCGGCATAAAATTTCCTCTTATAACAAGATTTTATTGAAAGCTTTTGCACAGCAAAAGCTACATAAACAGCGTTTCAAGCTCGCGAAGCGGGAGATATATACTCTCCGCTTGCTTCATATGAATCGGTACCAGCCACAAAAGCCGGTGGGGAACATCTTAGCGAGGTTATATCTATTGGTTCTTTTGATTTTGTTCTTCTTTAATAATGGAATGGATTTCGTGTTTTATGATATATTCCTGTGCTTCTGCCAAAAAATGGAGTTGTTCAACTTCTTTGAACTCGGCATTGAGTGATTTTAATTTCTTTCGGTATGTATTAGATACAATGAAAAGCAATTTTATCCAAAATGAATTGCAGCGGATTTTCAGGTGTTCTAATTCGTTGAATATTCTGTTTTCGTATGCTGTTTGCAATGCAAAATAAGCAATATATTTATTTTTTAAACGGGGTAAATCTTGTTCTATTGCGATATTGAGAAGTTTTATGATTTTATCTTCATTTTGAAGCGCTGATCGCATTTTGAGGATTGAATATTCCATGGAACGTAAAACACCGTGGTACCCTTTGTGTTCGAGCCAGTATAAAGCGGCGGTGCCAACAAGAGCCCAGGTAATGAAAAGCCAAAAGGCGGCATAGAGCAAATAAAATAAGTAGCAAATTATTATTCCGCCTATTTCCATAACTTTAGCAACCATTTGTAACGCCTGCCTTTTTATTATGAATTATGATTGAATGTTAATTCGCAGCAGTTTAAATAATAATTTAAGGCTGTTTTTATGAACGATTCGGGAAGTTCGAAGTAGTCGGCTAAGTCGTAGGTTTCGTAGATGCCGCTCACAACTGCCTCGTTCAGTTTCGAAAAGGGAAGCAGTGTTTTTATCGCCCACCGGTTCGCCCTTTCTTCCATTCTCCCCCGGTTATCAATTGTGCTGATTGTGTAGAAAGAACCTGTCATGCAGTGGCCCAGTTCGTGGGCAAGCACGGCTTTTTCTTCACGGCAAGTTTCAATTTTATCTATATCAATTGCAATAGAATCAGGAATGGATATAGACACAGCTTGCCGCATTGGAAAATAATCTACATTGATTGCGTTCTCGTCCGCAATCTCATATAACTCATATAAATTCATATTAATTCCCCCGAATTATACAAATAGTTTAAGAGTTTTTCTTTTTTAATTTTTTATATCTGATGTAGTCTAATACATCTTGTTTTTCTTCTTCTGTCATTTCTTTTACTTCCCCATAAAGGGCAAAGTCAACGCCGGACAACTGTTCATCGATTGGCTGTGGATTATCTGTATTCCCCATAAGGTAGTCTTCGGAAACATTCAGGTAGTCAGCAATTTTTTTTATTTTGTCTATTTTGGGAGATGATTTCCCACTTTTCCAATCGCTAAAGACGGTAGGAGATATGCCGGTATCTTTAGCAACTCGATACGCAGTAAGTCCTTTTTCTTGTACGATTTTCACAAAATTATCATACATAATTTAGTCACCTCCCACAATATTAAGGAAATCCTAAATAATATATTGACACTAATTAGGAAATCCTATATAATGTACCTGTACCCACCAAAGAGCAAACGAAAACGCACCGCTTTTGATAGCGGGTAAGTGTTATTTTATTGATTCGCACCTTTACTATAGCACAGCGTAAAAATTTTGTCAATGATGGTTACAAGAAAAATAGGATAACGCGCTGAAATTTGTAAAAACAAAAGTGTTAATCCCGACACGGCGCATGGTGACACTCCCCCTTTAAATCATCATGCAAACTCTACCTAAGCGCGTTATCTTGTTTTTACCTTAAAATGGTTTATTGATAAATTAATCATAAAAGACGAAAGGAGAAAAGCCATGACGGGAAAAGCGATTAAAATAAAGCTGCTGGAACTTGGCAGAACGCAGCTTGATTTGCTGGAAGAACTGAAAAAATATGGATATCATTTGAAACCGCAGTTATTGTCGAGTTACATTACCGGGTATAAGCGCACGCCACAGAGCGCGGTTGTGCTTGACCTTGTGGGGAACATTTTAAAAGGGTGGGAAGGAGCGAATGAAAATGCCGAAGTACATTAGTTTGAAAAAATTTATGCAGATGTATGGAATTGGTCAGACAAAGGCTTATGAGTTGATGCACAGGAAGGGATTTCCGGCCCGGAAGATTGAGGGTCGATGGAAGATTGAACTTGCGAAGCTTGAGGAATGGGAAGCGACGTTTGATGAGTGAAACGGGAGGTGAGTGGTTTGGACTACCCGGAGATTAGGCTGAATTTGGGAAAAGCTGTGCTTTATAAAGAGAAAAAATATATTCTTTTAGGGAAGCGCGTGTTAAAGCAGGAAAATCCGTTTCTGCCGGCGCGGTTTGAGTTGGTGTTATTTAACAAGGAGCGGCAGTCGGCGCTGTTTGCGCCCATGGAGGAAGTGGAGCCTGCGGTTAAGATGTTTGGCTGGCGCAGTATGGCAGAGGACGCGGAGGCCGCTGTGCAGGAAGAAATTAAGAAAGGTTGATTACTGTGAAAAAGTATTTGAGAGATTTATATTGTCGCGTTGGCGGAAAACGGTTTGAAAAAGGTGTGAAGAACATGGTGAAACTGGTGGTGTTTGCATTTTTGTTTGCTTTGTTTGCAAACTTAATTTCGTCGTGTCAAAAAACAGAGCCGGAAATTTATGAAGTGCGGAAAAGCGGCGTTACATATCGCACGTCAGAAGCAAACAAGCGGTTAAAAGAGCCGGAAATATGGGAAGAAACAATTTTTTTTGCTGTTGGAGGGGAGCAATAAATGGAAATGACGGAGCTTGACATTGTTCGGGATTATGGACAGGCTGCAAACAAGGCTGCGCAGATTGGAATTTTAGCAGACCTGAATATGTGTAGCCCGGCAGATATTGTTGGGGTTTTGCAAAAAAATGGTATTCCGCTGCCGGAGGGCGTAACGAGTAAGCGATATAAAGAATTTCGCAGGCCAGCTGCCGGCAGGGTCGAGTGGAACGAGGAAAACATTGAACGGCTGCGCGGGTATGTTTTGGACGGGCTGTCGCTTGACGAAATTGCGGAGCGGTTTGGGACAGGGACTACTGCCGTGTCGAAACAGATTGCAAAGTATGATTTGCGGGGCAAAAAAAGCAAGAAGGCGAAAGAATCAATTGATGATACATATATAAAACAGTTGGAGCAGCAATTAAAAGAGGCAAAGGAAGAAAAGCAGCGTATTTTGGCGGAGCACAATAAGGCGGTTGCGGACTATACAGAGATGATTGTGGGTTTTGAGCGAGAGTTGGAACAGGCAAAAGAGCGGTGTGAGTGTTTGTGTGAGGAAATGCGTGGCATTTTGGAGGGCGGCGTTTTTTCTGAGATTCAGATGCAGGCGCGGAACGTAAAAGGACTTGCGGTGCTTGGACTTTGCGCTGTAGGAAAGGACTGTGCGTTAGAAGGTGTTCGGGCGGCGTTTTTAAATATTACAGAATCGGCAGACGTGATTGTGGAAGAAGCGGACAAGACAGCAAGAGGTAGGAAATATGTGTAAAAATACAGTAAAGATGGATTGTTTTGGGTGCGGCCTGTGGGTTTGCCGGCGGCGGATAAAGATGAATTGCCGTTTTAGTTTTGGCTGTCGCCCTCCTCATCGTTTTCGCACAATTCCCCAGCGGCAAGGATAGTAGCGAGAGAGTCGCCAAGCTGGGTAAAGACTGCGGCGAGAATAGAAATTTCCTCTGCGCTGAATGTTTTGGAAATAGCACAAGCGAGAGAAGATATTAAAGTTACTAATTCACATGGATTCAAAAAAACCACCCCGTTGCGGCCCCATCGAAATCTTTGATTTCGGAAACGGCGCCCATGCAAGGCTTCCCCGCAAAACAAGCCGCTTGCGGCGCAGATGAGCGGCTGGAAGCTACTGCTATCAGTATATGATGATTGCGGCGGGAAGTGAAAAGGAGCGGAATAATGGTAAAAACACATAAGAGCAGCAGATTTGTATTATACACACTTGAAAATATACGGGACTGCAAAGACGTAGTTTTACAGATCGTAGACACAAATTCTAGCTTTACCAGCGGTGGAAAATGCTATCTCTGCGAGGTTGTCGGGCACTATGAATATAACAATATCCGCTGCGAGCGGGACTTGACGGACGAGATATGCAGGCAAAATGAGGAAATCAGAAGGCAAAAAAGAAAAATAGAGCGGTTGGAGAAAGAACTAATTAAGGAGCGTGACCGTGTGTTTGAATTGGAGCATCGTAAAAAGGAGCGGAATAATGAACAATGATTTGATTTTTAACTCACAAAACGCAAGAGATTATTTTAAAATGCAGTATCAATATCATCACGACATAAAAGAGCAGCGCTTTAAAAAAGATAACGAGGGCCGGGATAGATTTGATACTATTTATTCTGCGGAATACCAAAAGTATTTTGGAATGGAATTGGCATATCAAGAGGTTTTAGAGTAAGGAGGTATGAGAAATGATAATAAAACTGCCGCACGTAGAAGCAATAGATACGCTGAATATTCCAGATGACTTTGAGAAACGAGTGTATGAGAGCTTTAAGAAATTTACAGAAATGACTTCGAAGGATTATACTTTTGAAGATAAATTGATGTATTTGGATAATTTGAGAAATTTTCTACATCCCGGAGATGCCGAGCAAACGGTGAAAAATATAATTTTGCACAATACAGAGTTTCAACTTGATGAATATGGAGATTTTCCGGACAAAGATGATTTTTTTAGTTTAGAGTTTATGTGCGAATGTTTCGAAGCCGGAAACAAGAAATTCAGATTCATGTACGAAAATAGTAGTTGCAATAACGACAAGACGCACAAGGTAATATTTGAAATCATTAAAATTATAGTGAATTGGAGTGAAACGGAGGAACCATAATGTTTGAGTTAAACAAAGAGCAAACAAGGGCTTTTATGCCTATAAACGACTTTGCTAATATTTGCGGATTTTACTATAATGCCATGTTTGATGGAAGCTGTAAAGCATGCCCAAACAACGGATATAACTGCAAGCACCCGGAATGCTCAGAAGTAAAAGGCGGTATAGGCTGTTGTTTTGCGTGGGGATGCCCTTTGGGTTGGGAAGCTGACGAGGAGGATTGCAAGGAGTTTGGATTTGATTATGAAGAAGGCGAATTTATTGTTACGGAAAATCCTGCAATTCTCAAAAAAATTATGGCATTGAGGAGTGAGCAAAGATGACAAACTATGAGCGCATTAAAAATATGAGTGTGGAGGGAGCGTGGATTAAAGTGAAAAGTAGGACGAAACAATTGGATATTACAAAAAAAGTGAAAGACGCGGTTTGGGCACGGGATGGAGGCAGCTGCATTTTATGCGGAAACCGGGAGGCAATGCCGAATGCGCATTACATACCGCGTTCCCACGGCGGGTTGGGGATTGAGGAAAATGTGGTGACGTTGTGCTGTCAGTGTCATTATGATTATGACCATACAGTAAGGCGTGAGGAAATTAAGGAGGAAATTCGGGACTATTTGAAAGAGATTTATCCATATTGGAGCGAGGACGATTTGTATTTTAAAAAGTATGGGCTATATAGATTGTAAAAGGCAGTAAGTATAATTCCGGTATGCAGCAGGAACGGGGAGATTTAATATGTTCAAAAAAAAGAGAGGGATTCGGCTTTCCTATTATAAGCAGGGGCTTGTATATTTTTTGTGTGCAAATTTTCACAGTTTGCCGAAATCATATCGGGACTTAATTTGTAAATTGTGTGTCGATGTTGGCGGCGCTGATTCGGACGCGCTGTTTGCTCTTTTGACAAAGCCGGAGTTTTCGGTTAGCGGAATATCGATTAAATTTTATGTAAGCGAAAAAAAGCTTTATAATTTGAGAGAAAAATTTTATTTAGAGTTTTGGGAACGGATTTTTAAATAGATAAATAAAGACCCGAAACGGAGCGGCTTCCCGCTCCGTTTCGGGTCTTGTATGCAATATTAAATTAAGGACCGGAGTTGATATTGTGAGGAGTAAATATCGTGAAGTGAGGTATTTTTGCGGTGAATTTTTAGACGCGCAGTGTTTTCCCGTTTACAAGAAAACAAAATCGAAGCGGGGAAGGTTTCAGCCAACCGGTGAATGTCAGGCGCGGCTAAACGAAAAAAACAGCAGGCGGCATTTAACGCGGCTGGTGCATGCAAATTTTTGCAGCCGTGATTTGGCACTGCATTTGACCTACAAAGACGAGTGCATGCCGGAAACGGAAGATGCGGCAAAAAAGGATTTGAGAAATTTTTTTCGTCGGGTGCGGAGGCTGTATAAAGCCGCAGGAGTGGAGTTTAAATACATATCTGTTACGGAAAAGGGCAGCCGTTCTGGCAGGGTGCATCATCACCTGATTGTGACAGGCGGTGTAAGCCGTGACGACTTGGAAGCCCTTTGGACAGCTGGGAGAGCCAACACAAAGCGTTTGCAGTTTGACGATAACGGGCTGGTGGGGTTGTCGGTTTACATGACAAAGCAAAAGCTTTATTTTCGGCGTTATAACTGCTCGCGGAACTTAAAAGACCCGGACAAGACGAAAAAGGTGAGCGACCAGCGGGTGAGCAGGAAGCGTGCAGGACTTATTTGCAATTTTGAAGACCGGGAGAGTTTGGAAAAGCTCTATCCCGGTTATCGGCTTTTAGGCGTGGAATACATTATCAGCGATTTGACAGGCGAATATTACGCATATGTGAGGTTAAGGCGAATATGTGAGCGCCCAAAAGCCTTGAAAAGGGAGGGCCGCGAAGCGTTAGGGCTCCCGCAAAGCCCCCGGAGGGGAATAAGGCGTTGTGGGAAGAAGGAGCTTGCCGCGACGATGGCGCCATATTCGCAAAAAGTTGTTAGCGACAGCGAACCGTTGTGAGGGCGCTTGCAACCGAACAGGCGAGCCGAGCGTGACTTTTTGCGAAAGAGGAGGGACAATGGAGCGGTTGGAGGTTTTGCAAATAGCCAAACCGACTATAGCGGAATTTGTCCCGACGAGTTGCGAAAAAATGGCGGTAACAAAAGGGGTGCGGGGTGTAAACTGCGGATAGAATGAGTTTTCAGGAGGCGGTGTGGATATGGCAGATGAAATTGGCTCTAATTTCGGCCATGAAAAACGAGACGGCAAAAAAGGCCGGGAATCTCACGGGAAAAAAAAGAAAACTGCGCCTGGGAAAAAGGACAAGTATCACCGCTTTGTGGAGCCTAAGCTAAAGCTTATTCTGTGCTGGAAGCGTATGGGGTGGACCGATGAAGAGGTTGCGAAAAAACTTGGAATTGCCTATTCGACTTTTAAGATTTATAAGGGCAAATATGAGGCGCTTTCGGCCGTCTTACGCGCGGGCGCGGACGAGGCGAATGCCGAGGTGGAAAACGCATTGTTTGAAAAAGCCTGCGGCATGAAAGCCGTTGTGAAAAAGCCCGTTAAAGTGCGGGAAACCGTTTTCGAGAACGGGAAAAAGGTGAAAGAGATTGAGCGCATTGAATATGCCGAGGAAGAAGTGTTTGTTCCGCCTGATGTGACTGCGGATATGTTTTACTTGAAAAACCGTGTGCCGGACCGCTGGGGCGATAAACGTGAGTTAGTAGACGACGAAAGGCCGACTGGGATTATTCTTTTACCGGAGGCAGTGGAGTGAAACAGCCCCAGCGGTGAAAAGGGGCCCCCACAAAGGCCCCCGGAGGGGAACAATGGGGCTGGGGCCCCCGAAACGCGACTTGCGCGTTTTGGGGAGAGGAGGGGCAAGGAAGTGAAACGGAGGCTGCGCGTAAAACGCGCAGCAGAGTGGAACGGACTTTGACCCGACGAGGAGCGGGCGGGAATTCCGCGAATAGCGGAATGGAGCTTAAGCGGACTTTGGCCTGACGTTGGGGCGATAAACGTGAGTTAGTAGACGACGAAAGGCCGACTGGCATTATTCTTCTGCCTACGGCAGGAGAATAGGGCTCCCGCAAAGCCCCCGGAGGGGGAAAGGCTTTGTGGGATAGATGGAGCGCTGTCCAAATTTTAATTTGGGTAACAGCGCCCATGTCAAAACGTTCCAAGAGCGCAAACAAAGTGCTGCGCGATTGGCAAACGTTGACGGCTGAACCACAGCGGAGCAAGCGAAGTTTTTGCGGTTTTGGCAAAAACGAGCAGGCGTAGCTTGTGGTGACGCGCCTACGGCAGAAGAATAGGGTTCCCGCCTGCACTCGGAACGGGTGAAAGGCATAAGCCTTTTGGGAAAGATGGAGCGCTATCAAAATTTTTAATTTTGCAAATAGCGCCCATGTGATAGCGCCCCAAGAGGGCAAGCCAATGGCGCAGCCTGATTGGAACGGCGCGAACCACGGAGCAATGGCGAAATGGCGTGAGGAATTTTCGAAAGAAAATTGCGAACGGAGCTGAGTTTGCTCCGACGAGGAGAATGTAAAGCATGATTAAGTTTTTAAGGCCGAGAAGTGAAAATATGCGGGAAGTGGTGATGGTTCTTTGTGACGCCTTGAACCGGATTGAGAATTATGTGCGGGAGCAGGAGACGCAAAGGGCCGCTTCTGCGGCGAGTTTGTCTGCTTTGGCTGCGGATATTAAGCTTTTGCGGGGAGATGTGGAAAGTTTGAGCGCAGAGCTTGATACATTGACAGCGACGGTGCCTGGCTTGGAGAAGCGCATTGCCGATGCAGAGGACGACATTCGGGATATTTTTAGTCAGATATAGGAGTTTTTGCGTATGGATTTTGAGAAGATGAAAAGCTGTTATGTGCAATATCGTTCTTCACTTTCTGGATTTCGGGACCGGGTGAAGCAATCGCGGCTTTGGTTTAAACAGCAGCAGACGGAATATCAGGGTAGCATGGCGGCGGGGGCAGACCGTCCGCAGTCGCACAGCGGGCACATTTTTAACGCAATTCAGTATAAGCATGCGGACCTTATGGACAACTATCCTGCTGCAAACATTTTGCCCAGGGAGCCAAAAGACGAGGAAAGCGCCAAAGTTTTGACGGAGATTGTGCCCTTTATTTTGGAGCGGTGCGCCTTTAAACGGACGTATGACTTAAACCTTTACAACAAGCTGATTTCGGGCACGGCGGCTTATGGCGTGTTTTTTAATCCGGACGCGGAGGGCGGCCGGGGCGACATTGAAGTGAAAGACGTGGAGTTGTTAAACCTGACCTGGCAGCCGGACGCGGTTTCGCTTTCGGAATCGAAGTATATTTTTTACGACACCTTTATGGACGCGGAGGATTTTTGCGCGGTTTATGACAATTTAGAGGGCGTTTCGATGCAGATGCAGTATGACGAGCAGAAAGAGCTTGCCGGGGAGGACGCATATCGGACGGTTGTGATTACCGACGCCTATTATAAAAAGCTTGAAAAAGACGGGCGGCGTATTTTGCATTTTGCCCGGTTTTCGGGCAGCCGCGTTTTATTTTCCAGCGAGGACGAGGGGAAGCAGTTTCAAAACGGGTTTTATGCCCACGGGGAGTATCCCTTTATTTTTGATTTGTTAAACCCTGTTCCGGGAGAGCTGACCGGTTTGGGGATTGTGGACGTGGCAAAGGACATGCAGGCGTATATTGACCGTTTGGACGAGGCAATTAACCGCAAGTGTTTGATTTGTGCCCAGGACCGGTATTTCTTTTCGGAGAACAGCGGCGTGAATGAAGATGAATTTTTGGACGTTTCGCGGCCGCTGGTGCACGTTCGGGGAAGTTTGGACGAGACACGGGCGGCTCCTTTGAATGTGGCCCAGCTGCCAAACTATATTGTGGAGCACAGAAACAACAAGATAGCGGAATTAAAAGAGATTACGGGAAACCGGGATTTTGCCCAGGGCGGGTCGAACGGCGGTGTGACGGCGGCCTCGGCCATTACGGCTTTGCAGACGGCTTCGGACAAACTGGTGCGCGATAGTGTGACCTTTTCATATATTGCCTTTGAGCAGATGGTGCGTTTGGTGGTGGAATTGATTCGGGAGTTTTATGACGAGCCCCGGATTTTTCGCGTTACCGGGGACGACGGCAAGAATGAATATCGCTCTGTTTCTTCGGCGGAATTGTTTTCCGGCGGCGAGCGTTCTGTGTTTGATATATCGCTGACGGTGGAGAAGAACAATCCCTACCAGCGGGCAACCCACAACCAGCTGATTTTGGAATTGAACAATGCGGGGTTATTAAACCCGGACAATTTTGAAAATGCGTCGTTTATTTTAAAAAATTTGAATTTTGATGGAAAAGACAAGCTGATTCGGGATTTGGAAGAGCTTACGATGAAGCGCAGGCAGCAGGCGGAAGCTATGCAGCAGGCGCAATCTGCGGCGGGGGCGCAATCGGGCGGAGAACCGCAGGGCGGAGGCAATTCGCCCCTTGTGGAAATTCCGATTGGAAATGAAGACGGTATGGCAGATAGCGGGCAGGACAGCGGTTTTGACGGCGGTGCGCTTGTTGAAATACCGTTGGGGCAGAGCTGATGGAACGGACGTTTGGTTTGCGTGAGCAAAACGGAGGCAGCAAAATTTCGACAGGCGTGGTTTGGAAACCGCAGGAAAAGCAGATTGCATTTATGCGGCGGACAGAGGACGAAGTTTGTTACGGCGGGGCGGCGGGAGGCGGAAAAAGCGAGGCTTTGGTGATTGAAGCGCTGCGGCAGGTAGGGATTCCACACTATCGCGCCTTGATTGTGAGAAAATCTTATCCCGAGCTTTCGGCTTTGATTGACAAGAGTTTTACCTATTACCCGTCCGCGTTTCCGGGGGCGCGGTATAACGCCCAGGAGCATGTTTGGCGGTTCCCGTCGGGGGCTAAGATTTCTTTCGGCTCGATGTATAACAAGCGGGACAAAAACAAGTATCAGGGGCGGAACTTTGATTTTATCGGCATTGACGAGCTGACCCATTTTACCTATGACGAGTTTGAGGCTTTGCGGTCTCGTAACCGCCCCCAGGGGCCCGGAACGCGGGTTTATATGCGTATGACCTGCAACCCCGGCGGCGTTGGGCACGGTTGGGTGAAAGAACGCTATATTGCAGGGAAAGAACCGCTGAAGCGATATGTGCGGGAGGTTGCAATTGAGGGGAAACGGTATGCGGTTTCTTCCTGTTTTGTGCCGGCAACGGTGTTTGATAATCCGTCTTTGTTAGACAACGACCCCGATTATGTGGCGCGTTTGGGAACGCTGCCGGAGGCTTTAAAAAAGGCGTTATTATACGGTGACTGGGACTCGTTTTCTGGGCAGGTGTTTACGGAGTTCCGCGATGATGCGGCCCACTATATTGACCGGCGGTTTACCCATGTGATTGCGCCGTTTGAAATTCCGAATACGTGGCGGCGGTATCGGTCGTTTGACTTTGGGTTTTCCCGTCCGTTTTCTGTTGGCTGGTGGGCCGCAGACCCGGACGGGCGGCTTTACCGGTATCGTGAGCTTTATGGCTGCACGGGAGAGCCGAACTGCGGCGTGCAGTGGTCGCCTGATGTGATTGCGGCAAAAATAAAAGAAATTGAGGACAAGTATGAGTCGGGGCGAACGATTTTCGGCGTTGCGGACCCTGCCATTTGGGACGATTCTCACGGGTCGGCCGGGTCGATTGTGAGTCAGATGGAGCGTTTCGGCGTTGTGTGGGAAAAAGGAAAGCATGACCGTATGGCTGGGAAGATGCAGCTGCACCGGCGGTTTCGGTTTGGAGAGGATGGGCGGCCTTATCTTTATGTTTTTAACACGTGCAAGGCATTTATCCGTACGGTGCCGGCCCTTTGTTATGACGAGCTGGACGTGGAGGACGTGGACACAAAGGCGGAGGACCACGTTTATGACGAGACGCGGTATATGTGCATGGTAAACCCCATTGAGGTGCCTGTGGCCGAGGAGCAGAAGGAGTATATCTATAATCCGTTATCAGATTAGGGTTCCCGCCTGTACTCGGAACGGGTGCAAAGCGAATGCTTTGTGGGAAAGAGGAGGAATAACGGAATGAACGATGGTTTTCCCAACGGGAAAACAGAGGAAATGGAGTTTATTCCGACGATGGATTAACCAAATAATGGCAAAACTTAACCTTACAAAGGTAAATATAACCTGATAGAGGGAGTTAATAAAAAATTGAGGAGGTTTTAATTATGGCAAAAGCAAAGACAGAAACAAAAGCGGAAGAAACGAATGTAACGGCAACAGGGACAGAGGAGGCCGAATCGTTTGAAACAGCGGCGGAAGACAACCGGGTGGACTATTGTTTGCCTATGAATTTGCTGACGAACGACGACACGATGGAAGCCTGTGTGAATGGTAAGGTTTATCAGATTCGGTGCGGAGAGACCGTGCGGATTCCAAAAGAACTGGCAGAGGTGTTGGACAATGCGATTGCGCAGAAAAAGAAAGTGGACGCAATGATTAAAGCGAGGGAGAAGAAATCGGTTGAGATCTCGTAACAGGAGTTTCTGTAAGGCGTTTTGACAAGGAGGAGCAACGACGGTATGGAAAATACTGATAGAAGCGTGCCGGAAAACGGCATGGAGCAAAATGAGGTTCAAGAAGAAAAACAAGAGGTTAGCAGCGAAAATTTGTTTGATTTGGTGGACAGCGGCGAGTTAACCCTCGAGGAAGCAAATGAATTTATTGCGAACGAGAGGGAAGGGTTCCCGCAAAGCGGCAGCTTTGTGGGAAAAAGGAAGAATAACGGAGCGGATGCGAGGTTTTCCGGCAGGGGAAACCGAGGGAGCGGAGTTTATTCTGACGCGGAGGAAGCAAATGAATTTATTGCGAACGAGAGGGAAGGGTTCCCGCAAAGCGGCAGCTTTGTGGGAAAAAGGAAGAATAACGGAGCGGACGCTTTTCTTTCAGGCATGGAAAACCGAGAAAGCGGAGTTTATTCTGACGCGCCTGTGCCCAAAGACGGAAAAGACAAATTTTTGGAAAAAGAAGATGCGGAAGAGATAACCGCAGACGGCGAAGCGGCTGAATTTGCCCAAACGCCGGAAGAGACGGGAGAAGCACAAAATGCGGGAGCTGGTGAACCAGAAGAAGGAAGTGCGCAGCCGTTTCGTGTGTTTCACACACAGGAAGAATATCAACGGGTGTTTGACAACGCCTGGAACAAGCGATATGGTAAGATGATGCGGGAGCAGGAATCGAAAAATATGGAATATGATTCTTTGCTTTCTGATTTGGGCGACCTTTTGGGAGTTTCGAAAGAGGACGCACACAGAGAGCTTTCGCGCAGGAAACTGATGTTGGAAGCACAGCAGCGGGGTGAGGAAGACCCTGAAAGCTATGCGGCGGTGAAAGCCGCAGAGGCAGAACGCGACGGGTATAAAGCACAGCTTGACCGTCAAGTAAAACAGGCGCAGGCAAGGGAGGTTGTGGCGAACATTCGCCGTCAGGGGGCGGAGGTTTCGAAACATGACCCGTCTTTTGCATTAGACAGCGCCATGGAAAACCCGGAATTTGCAAAGATTGTGTTTTCCGTTTTTTCGCAGATGCCTGACAGAGCGGTGGAAGTGGCGTATCGTACTATTTATGGCGGCACGCAGGCTTCTGGCGGCGGGCAGAAAGAGCCGTCTTTTACGGATTCGGCAAAGCAGTTTGACGCGCAGGCTGTAAGGCCGGTTGAGGGCGGTGTTGCAGGCAGAGTGAAAGCGGAGCGAAAACCGCCGGATTTTGCCAAAATGAGCGACAAAGATATACTTGACATTCAGAACCGCGTTTTGCGGGGAGAAAAGGTAGAGTTTTAAAACCTTTTCGAGCCGCAAAATGAACAGGGTTCCCGCAAGGCGACTTGCGCCTTGTGGGAGAGAGGAAGGGCAAGGAAGCGGGCGGAAATTCCGCGAATAGCGGAATGGAGCTGAGCGGACTTTGGCCTGACGCGCGGGGAGAAAAGGTTGGGTTTTAAGGGAAAGAGAGCCCCCGCAAAACGCGTAGGGCTCCCGCCTGTACTCGGAACGGGTGCGAAGCCCCCGGAGGGGAACAATGGGGCCCCCAAAACGCGTTCTTAGCGCGTTTTGGGGAGAGGAGGAGCAACGAAGCGTTGTAAGAAATTTTCGCAAGGAAATTTCGAACGGAGCGTAGTTTGCTCCGACGAGAGAAAAGGTAGAATTTTAGATTTTGAGGAGTGAGAACAAATTGGCAGATTATAAGACAAATACAACGGGGACAAGTACGTTAAGCCCCACAATTCAGACCTATTACGAAAAACAGCTTTTGGCGAATGCAAAGCCCAATTTGGTTCATAACCAGTTTGGACAGAAAAAGCCCATCCCAAAGGGAAGCGGCAAGAAGATTAATTTCAGAAAATTCTCGAAGCTGGCAAAAGCTACAACTGCTTTAACAGAAGGTGTAACGCCGGACGGAAGCAGCATGAACATTACAGAGGTTGAAGCAACTGTGAAGCAGTATGGCGCTTATATTACCACCTCTGATTTGCTGGAACTCTCGGCAATTGACCCGGTTGTGACTGAGAACAACAAGATTTTATCGCAGAACGCGGCGGAAACATTAGATTTTCTGACCGCACAGATTTTAGCGGCAGGAACCAACGTTTTATATGCCGGGGGCGGCGCTTCGCGTTCTGCTCTGACTGCTGCGGCGAACACCTTAAAGGTTTCGGACGTGAAGCGTGCGGCGGCGATTTTGAAAAACAACAATGCGTCTAAGATTAATGGAGCATATGTTGCTATTGTGCATCCCTTTGTTGGGTTTGATTTAATGAGTGACAGCGAGTGGATTGACGTGAAGAACTATGACAACAAGGATTTGTATGCCGGGGAGATTGGAACCCTTTATGGCATTCGTTTTGTGGAGAGTTCGGAGGCCACCGTGTTTAAAAAAGCGGGCGCGCCCACAACCAGCGGAAACGATGCCACGAAGATTGACGTGTTTGCTACCCTGGTGATTGGTGCGGACGCTTACGGCGTGACGGAGATTTCGGGCGGCGGCCTGAAAATGATTGTGAAGCAGCTGGGTTCTGGCGGTTCTACCGACCCGTTAGACCAGAGAGGCACCCAGGGCTGGAAAGCAACCCACACGGCGGAGATTTTAAACCAGCTGAATATGGTGAGAATTGAGAGTGCGGCCACAATGACCCTATAAGGGGCAGTGTGGCGATGGGGTCCCCGCAAAGCGACTTGAAAAAAGGGTTCCCGAAAAGCGAATGCTTTTTGGGAAAAAGGAAGGACAAGGGAACGTGTGAAAGTTTGCGATAGCAAAGTTGAGCAAAGTGGACTTTGGCCTGACGCGGGGAGAGGAAGAACCGGCGCAGGGCGAAGTTCTGTGCGGCAGTCCGCACAGACGAGCAAATAAGTCTTGTAAAGACGCGAAGCGTCAGGGTTCCCGAAAAGCGCAGCTTTGTGGGAAAGAGGAGGAGCAAAGTGAACTTTGCTCCGACGAAGTGGCGTTAGGGCGGACGTTGGCCGTGTGCGGCGTCTGCCCTTTTTTACTAAGGTGGTGATTTTATGATTCTTCCGAAGATGCAGGGGAGCCGGGTTTCGGAAAAGGAAATTTCGGCGTTTTATGGGGTGAACCGCACGGCGAAGATTAATGATTTTCAGCTGTCGGAAATGAAAAACATGGATTGTGAGACGTTTCCGTTTGCAGCCACGCGCAAAAGCAGGGAGAAGATTTATCCGTTGGAGACGGAAACGCAAAGCGCTATGAGGCTGATTTGCGGCGACACAGATTTAGAAGACGATTATCTCGTTACAGGGATTACGCAGGACGGGGAGTTTATTTATCGGGGGGAGGAGGTTTCGGGAACCAGTGCGGTTGACTTTAGTGGCGTTTCTTATATGATGGAATATATGGGCGATTATGTTTTGTTTCCCAATATGGAAGCCATTACGGTTACGACGGAAGAGGAAAACGGAAAGCCTGCCTATTCGGCGGAGGTCAATACTGCTTCGGTTGCGGAACCTTTTGATAAAAAATTTAATGGGAGTAAAAGTTATAATTATTCCCACGAACCATTTGTGGTTGGCAACAATTCTATTCGTGTGAAATTTGAAGCTGATAGGCGGGGAAATTTGAATTCTGCCGTGCCGTGTGTGGAGTTTGAGAGCAGGTTTGCCGCGGGGGATTTTTATACTGGGCTTTCATTTAAGATGAATTTGTATTGCCGATATGGAAAGCTCGACGGAACAGTGCGTGAAGAATATCGCTGTCCGATTCCCGATGATGTTTATATGGTGATGGACCGGGTGTATTTCGTCGACGAAAATGAGAATGAAATTTTATATGGCCAAGACAATTTGGAGCCGTATTCTGAGTATTATATTTGTATTGATTTTTCGGCTTATACCATTACCGGCGAAAAGGTTTTAAATTTATCGCAATATTTTTTGGAAAATGCAATCATTCCCGAAGGAGAAGAAGAGCCTCGGCCCTCGATTTCAGGCAATTTTTGCGCTGGGTTTGTAGCCGGAAATGACAATTTGAATTGGTATTGGAACGACGTTGAGCTTCTGTTTATCAGCCCGCCCATGGTTCTTGGCGCGGCGTTTGGCGGGCGGCTGTTTGGCTGTGACACGCTGGGGGTTTCGGTTTATTATTCGTATGCTTCAGGTGAGCGGTATAACTTTAATCCGTCTGCGAGCGCGGGCGGCGCCGGATTTGTTTTAAGCGCAGATCCCGGAAAGTGGACGGCCATGTGCGCGTTTAACAATGCGCTTTATGTATTTAAGCGGGACGCCATGTATCGGATTTATTCCTCTGACGGGCTGGCCTTTTATATGGAGCGCATCGCGGATGTGGGAGCGACGGGGAACGAGGCAGTTTGTGTGGTGGACAATGTAATGTATTTTCTGTCTTCAAACGGGCTGTATGCGTTTTCGGGGTCTTACCCTCAGCCGTTGCCGGATTCGTTGGGGCGGACATATTTAAGGGGCGTTTTGGGCGGAGATAACGGAAAATTATTCTGCTCGCTTGCGTGGAAAGAAAATGAAGCTTTTAAGCGGGAGCTTTGTGTGTATCACATTGACAAAGGGATTTTCAGTGTGCATGACGACTTTGCCGCGAAGCAGTTTGTTTGGTTTGGCGGAGAATTGTATGCGCTGGAAGAAAGCGGCGTTGTGTGGCGCATGGATAGCGTGCGGGAAGCAGTGGAATTTTGTTTAGACACGAAGCAATATTTTTTCTCGTTTCAGAAAAAGGCAGTAAGCGCCGCGCGGATTTATTTTGAGTTTGACCCGGTAGGCGACGACGGGTATTTTGAAATTTTGGTTTCGGCAGACAACGGGGAATTTGTTCCCGCTACGCCAAAGATTGCGAACGGGCGTGTGCGGTATGTGCCGATTAAGTTTCGGAAATGTGATGAATTTTGTATTCGCATATGCGGAAAAGGGATTTTTACACTGAAAGGGATTTCGTTTGCGCTATATCAAGGAGGAGATGTGAAGCAAAACCGATAGGTTTTGTTTCACATTGACGACTTGATTTTAGGGTTCCCACGAAGCCAACGGAGTGGTGAGGCTTCGTGGGAGAGAGGAGGGGCAAGGGAGCGGGCGAAACTTTGTGTGAGCAAAGTTGAGCAAAGCGGACTTTGACCCGACGAGGGGGCGACGTGAAACAAAACAGGTAGTTTGCTTGAAAAAATTACGGATATAGCGGACTTTGACTCGACGAGTAAAGGAGTGATTTTGTGATGCGGAGTTATGAGGACGAATTGAAGAAACAGGGTAAAAGTGTTGTTGAGGCGAGTAATCCTGCGGCGGCGTTTGATCCGAAAACAGTGGAAAACGATGTGCAGGCAAACGTTGCCCGGAAAAAGCCGGCAGGAGGCAATGCGCAGTATGTAAATGCTTTGACCGGGCAGCCGTCCTCCGTTCAGCCGGTAAATCCGGCTGGGAGCGGCGGGAAGCCGGCGGCGCTGGCGCAGGATATTACGGCCGGGGGCAGCGTGGGCCAACAGAATAGGAATGAAAATGCAGATTTTGGTGTGCGGAACTATTTGGAGCAAGAACTGGGGATTGACGGCAAACGAGTTGGGTGGGACGGTGAAAATGTTACGTTTGACGGGAATCCCTTGATAAAAGCGGAGCGGGTTTCGGACGAGGGGCGTTCCTTTGTTGGTGATAAGTCCGCAGTGGACGCAGCGGTGGGGCAGTATGCCCAGGAGCACGGCATGGTGGCGGTTCGGGACTATGCAAACAGCTTAGGTACGCCCATGAATATTTCATGGAATGGGGATAACGGGACTGTTGAAATTAACGGGCAGGTTATGAAGCCGGATTTTATTTCGAATGGGAAAGCATATGTTTATAAAAACAAGCTGGATCAAATTTTAGAGAAAGCGGACAATGGTTTTCGCCGGAGCACGGACTATTTAAAGGACGCATATGACAAGTATGGCGGGGGCGTGGATGAGGCGTATAACGCTTTGATGAACTATGGGGATTTTTCGTATGACCAGAAGGGCGACCGCGCGTATCAGGATTTTATGGACGTTTACCGCCGGGCGGTTGAGGATGAATATAATGCGAACATGGCCCAGGCGCGGTTTCGAACCGGCGGGCTTGCTTCCCCGGCCGTGATGAGCCAGGCGGCGGCAGTGAGAAGCCGGGCGTTAGACGATGCGGCAAAGTATGGTCAGCAGTATGAAGACCGGGCCTATGACCGGTGGAAAGACACACGTGACTTTAAAGCGGATGACCTTGCGACGGCGTGGGGTATGCTGGCGAATGAATATGGTTTGAATTCCGGCGCGAACAAGGAGGATATGGACGCATATTATACCCGGGTAAACGATGACAGGACAGGGCGGCTTTTTGAGCAGCAGCTGGAAAGCGGAAATTTAGATGTTAGGAAACAGAGAGATGATTTGATTACTTCGTTGTTAAATGGTGAGCTTGCGCGGAAGTATGCGCCGGGGTTTGCGGAAAATGAGTGGAAACAAGATGTGGCAGCTACAAATTCTGCAGAGCGCGCGGACAATATTGGGGCAATGTATGACGAGCCTATGGCGCAGGAAGACTATTCGCAGGCAGTGAATACGACAAAGGGCATGGAGCTTGCAAACGACACGGCGGCGAAAAATTTAAACTGGTTAGACGCTTTGAACGGAGTGGATTTGATAAGTGCGTTATCGGGCATTTTGGGCGAAGTGTATAACTGGCAAACGTTGAAGCAACAAACAGGCGTGACTCCGCAGGGAGCGGATAAATTGACTGAAATGGTTTTAAGTTACCTTGAAAGTTTGCCGAAATAACAAAACAGATTTTGCGTTGTGAAAAGCGGGCTGCTTGGCAGTTCGCTTATTTTTTTGTGAAAAGGTGTTGACATACCCTATTAGATAGGGTATAATAATACTAAAGTTAGGTGATACTATGAAAAGAAAATTTGTGATGATGCCTGTGTTTGACAAGGTGTGGAAAGAAATGGGATTGACAGATGATGATTTGCAAGCCTTGCAGGAACAGCTTTTAGCAAACCCACAGATTGGTGACGTAATTTCTGGAACGGGTGGTCTTCGCAAAATGAGATTTTCTTTGCCGAACAGAGGCAAACGCGGCAGCAGCAGAATTATTTATATTGATTTTTGCGTTGTTGAAACGATTTATTTAATTTTTGCATATCCTAAAAATGAAAAGGATAATTTGAGTGCAGAAGAAAAACGCAATTTGAAAAAGTTGGTTGCGCGCATGAAAGAAACGCTTTCGGAGGTGTTTTAAGTGAACGTTTATGATGGAATTATGCAGGGGTTACAGGAAGCCGTGGACTATAACGAGGGCAAAATAAAAGCAAGAACAAAGACAATTTCGATTGAGCCGGTTCCTGATTTTGAAGCAAAAGAAATTAAAGACATTCGAAACGGACTGGGCATGACACAGGTTTTGTTTGCAGGGTTTATGGGTGTATCGATAAAAACCGTTGAGGCCTGGGAAGCTGGGCGGAATATGCCGGACGGACCTGCAAGGCGAATTCTTGCAATGCTTCAGGCAGACCCGAATTTGCCGCAGAGATTACACATTGTTGCAGAATAAATGAATCAATGGAATTGTGAAACAAAATAGAGTTGTTGAAAAGTTTTTGCACTGTGCTATATAAGCACAGTGCTTTTTTTTGCGGAAAAATAAGCCGGTAAATAGCGCGTGGATTGTTTTAAACTTGGCGTATAGACATGTGAAAACAGGAGGAAACGGAGATGGCAGGATTTCGCCCCGACGCAGGGCCCGGGTTGCCGGGAGATATACTGAAAAAGAAAAAAGAAGAGGAAGAACAGAACGTTACGCAAAAATATTCTCCGGTGGCAGCGCCGGAGACGTCTTTGAAGAACACGGAAAAAAAGATAACAAACAAGAACAGTTCCGGCAGCGGGAAAAAGAGCGGCTCAGCGACGGGCGGCGGGAAAGCGGCAGGCAGAAGCCCTGTGGTGTTTGGAGCGTATTCACCTGTTGCTGGTGTTCCTGACCCATTGGAGCGGCTTAGGAACAGGATAAGCGGCGGCACGAAAGAAGCGGCTGACAGTTATCGCGGTGGGGCGGCCCGGCGTAGGACGAATGTGCCTGCGGCAGCAAAAACGGTTGACCCTGTGACGGCGGAATATTTGTCGCGGATTTCGCCTGTTGCGCGTACGCTGGAGAAACACAGGCTTTCATCTGGAAGCGATTTTGACAAAATTTTATCTTTCAACAGGGTGTTGGCACGGCAGGAAAAAGAAGACCGAGACAACGCTTATGAAAATGCGCTTTTGAAGCAGTTTGGTTCTTTTTCTTCATCACAGCTTCGGGAACGGATTGAACAAAACGAACGGGCGATTGGCGCTACCTATCGCCCGGACGTTGCCGCAGGGTATGAAAGGCAAAACAAGATTTTGGCGCGCTGGATGTTGGAGAAACAGGCGAAGGAAAAGGCGGATTCTTTTCTTTCGCTGAAAAACAATGCCGATTTTAAGCAAATCGCAGCAGAGCGAAAGGCCGGTTTGCTTGACAGTGATTTTAAATATATTAACAACATTGATAACGAGCGCAGCAAAGCAAAAGCGGCGCGCGGTTTGAATGCGGGCATAAGCGGTGTAAGGTTTGACAATTTAGAGCAGCTGACGGCAGAAGAAACAGAAATTTATAACTATCTGCACAACACCCAGGGGAACCGCGCTGCAAAAGAATATCTTGACTATTTAGAGCCGGATTTAAATGCCCGGCGTGCAAAAAAGGATTCGGCCCGGGCAAAAGCATTTGCAAAGGAGCACCCACATTTATCGGACGTGTTTTCTGTTTTGGAAGCGCCGGCGCGAGCTGTGGGTTCTGCCGCTGCCGTTATAGACGATATTGCAGGCGCGGCAAATGGAAAAAAGGTTGATGTGAACTCGGTTTACCGTGCCGGAAGCAATGCGGTGGGGGCGGCCCGGGAGGTTACCAACAAAAAGTGGGAAGATAAAACAAACGTGAATTTGCCGGTTATTGGGAATTTGGGTTCTTTTTTACACGGCGCAGTGCTTTCAGGCTTAGACAGTGCAATGATGATGTTGACGGGCGGAGCAGCAGGAGGCGCTTTGGGAAAAACGGCGCAGGGCGCAGAAGCAATTGCCAAAGCCGTTGTTTCTGTTGGTCTGTCGTCGGAATTGGCGTCGAATGAGATTGTGGCAAACAAGGCAAAAGGGTATTCGGATTTGCGTGCTATCGGGCTTGGGCTTGCCAATGGATTAACGGAGGCGCTTTCGGAAAAGTTTAGTCTTGATGTGATTATGAAAGGGAGTCCGAAAGGTGCGCTTGCGGCGATGGGGCGTTCTTTTTTGGCCGAGGGTTCGGAAGAAGCAGGCGCTACCGCGGCGAACATGGCCATTGACGCCATGGTGAACGGCAGCGACAGTGACATAAAGAAGCGGATTGCAGAATATAAGCAGGCGGGGGAAGGAGATTTTGGTGCAGTTTCTAAGGCGCTTGCAGACTTTATTGTTCCTGAATTTTTAGCCGGCGGCCTTTCCGGCAGCGCCATGGGCGGCGTGCACTATGGAATGAGCGGAAAAAGCCAAAAGGCAGGCGGCAAAAATGGCGTTACGTTTGACGACATTGTGAACGCGGGGAAAGAACAAAGGGAAAACGTGCAAAACGGAACAGGGGCGAAAAATGGAGCGGATGACGGAATTTATTATTTGATTCAGCAAAATGACAAAGGTCAATATGTGAAAGCTGACAGAAATGTGATTTCGGGCAACGACCCGTCTGTTTGGAAAAAACAGATAAAAAATTATATTGACAAAGAGATTCGAAACGGAAAAGATGTTCGTGTTTATGCTGCCGACGGCGACATTTTAACGATTACCGAAGACACGTCCGGCAAAGCGCGGTTTCGTAATGAAATTACTTTACCAAACGGAACAAAAAGACCTATGACAAATGCAGAATTTGCTGCAAAATTAAGGGCGGAAGCACATATTGACGAGCTTTCACAAGTGTCGAAAAGGGGAAAGAAAACTGTTCCTGACACGAAAAACCATTCTTTTGCAAAGGACGGTTTTAATTACCGTACCGCATATTTTGAAGATGTTGACGGACAATATTATAGAATTACAATGTCTGTGGGGATTAACGGTGAAATTAAAACCGTTTACAATGTGGGCAAAATGAAAGAAGCATTGTATCCCGGAAATGGGAAAACAAATGCTTCTTTGGAGGTTCAGCCATCAAGTGGCTCAAAGGCCCAGCGGAATCAATCCGTTGACGATGCGGTCACCTCACAAAAAATTATACCACAAACTGCTGAAAATTACAACCCCGAAATGCAAAAAAATGTTCCGAATATACAGACGGGCAAAACTGGCGATGCATTTGATGATATTATAAACATAGGGAAAGAGGGAACAAACCAAAACGCAAAAAATGGCGCGGATAATGACCTTTTATTTTCTATTAACTATGACAAAAATAATGTTCCGTTTGTTGAAGTGGATAACGATGTTTTGGCCGGACTGACCCAAAAGGAGAAGCAGGCCAAGGTAAAAGAGATTTTAAAAGACAGGTTTTCGCAGGGCGTTTCTGTAGGAAATGAACAGATTCAGATAACGAAAAAGTCAAGAGATGAATTTTTAAATTCAAAATATACAAATACCCTTAAAAGAAAACAACCTTCTGTTTATGATGATAAACTACGTTCATCGGACAACCTTGATGAAATTGTTAAGGCTTCGCGTGACTATGTGGGCGAGGGCTTGAAACACCCAAGGAAAGACAGTATTCGTGAGTTTGCACGTGGTACAGTAAATTTGCGGGTTGGCGGAAAAGATTATTCTGCTGATGTTGTTGTTGGAACGAAATCCGATGATAGCCTTGTATTTTACGATTTAATTAATTTTAAGCCTGCAAAAATAAACGAAAGAGCACCCGTAACGAGAATGGTGAATAAAAATGATTCTACCAACTCATTAGACTGGAATGCTCTTTCTGATAGTAGTATACCACAAACCACAGAAAATTACAACCCCGAAATGCAAAAAAACAGTGATGAAAACGGACCAGTATATTCTGTGAATCCGGAGGGTGCAGAGCAGCGTGAGAGCCAAGCCCCTGCCATGCAAGAGAACGAGGCGGCGGTCGGCGGTAAGGCGCAGGAGGCGAGTTTTGGAGCGTTTCGTCGTGTTGTGGAGGCGCTGGGGTATAAAGTGATTGACGCGCCGAGAGCGGAGCGGATTGATGCGATGTTGCAGAAATATCAAAATGACTCCGAAAGCAGAACGGCATTTTGGCCAGGACAACAGGGTTCCCGCAGCGTCCCCGGAGGGGAAAAGACGCTGTGGGATAAAGGAAGGACAACGGAGCGGCAAGAGGTTTTTCCGACAGGAGAAACCGATAGAAGCGGAGTTTGGCCTGACGTTGATGGTTATGTGGATTATAAATTAGGAGAGGTGTATATAAACCCCAACGCGCAGAACCCGCAAAACGTTGTGATGAAGCATGAGCTGACCCACGTTTTGGAGCATGTGAGCACGGAATATTTAAAACAGGTGAGCGACTACATAAAGACCACCCTGCCGGACGTGTGGGAACGGACGCAGAAGCATGTGATTGACAAATATGACCGTTTGGGGATTGATGTTTCGAAGCATTTGGAGTCGGAAACCATGGCGGAGATTGCGTCGGAATTTTCTACAGATAAAGCCATTAACCGGTATGGGACGAGTGCGCGGTTTTGCCGGAACATTTCGCTTTGGTTTTCATATATGGCGAAGAAAATTAAGTCTGTTTTTGGCGATTTGACTGTGGCAGATAAATTGGAGATTGCCGCATATAAGTGGGAACAGGCGCTAAAACAGGCAAAAATGGGCACAAATAGCGGAACGGACGGCGTTGTTTATACTTTGTCGTTTAACGGAGAAAAACCGAATGGTGAAAGCAAGGCTGTTATTCGCGAAATTAAAGAAAAATTTGGAAAAATTTCGTCAAAACATAAATTTGATGTTAAAAGTGATGATAATGTTTCATCTTTTGAAAAAAAATCTGGGTATGTGCTTGATATATTCAACAAGCAAGGTAATATTGCGCACAATAAGACAATTGGTGATGTTGAACTGGTGCAGTCCGGCGCGAAAAGTACTATTTTGCACGGGTATGGCAATGTTAAACTGGCTGCGGTAAAAGCGATTAAAAGCGTTATTGAAAACGGAGATATTGTTGGTTTTACTGAAAATTATAATAATAGCGGTGTAAACAGATATATTTTAGCTTCAGTCGGTAAAATTGACGGAAAAGATGCTGTTATTGGTGTTGTAATTAAATCTTACCCGAACCAAAAGTTTAACAATAAATTTTATCTTCATGAGGCAGAAATAATAGAGGCAGACTCGTCCCTCATGACTGCACCGCAATTAAGCGTAGATACAGTGAACAAGTCTGCCTCTGACAATACTGTACCACAAGTTGGTACGTCTGTCAATAACAATTTTATGCAGAACGAGGAAAAAGATGCAAAGTTAGATTTTTTACTTGCGGGAGAAAAGGCCAAAACACATGACCCGGCGGCATTGGACAAGGCCAAGCGGCTTTCAGCTTTTGGAGAAACGCCGCGGCAGATTTGGAAAGAAACGGGCTGGGTGAAGGGCCAAGAGGGCAAGTGGCGGTTTGAATTGGACGACAGCAAGATGACGTTTCGGAAAAAGGACGGGAAGATTTGTGACGTTTTAAGGATTAGTGAATTGAACTTTCAGTCTATGACGGAGGGGTTAAGCGATGCGGAATCGGACGAATTTTTACGGCTGCGGCAAGCGGCATCCCGCGGGGAGCTTTCTGCGCCTTTATCGGACGTAATTTCTTATGATTTGCTGTTTGAAGCGTATCCCGCTTTAAAAGACGTTTTTGTGAAGTCGGACTTTCATGCAATTGGAATGGGAAAAGCGGCGTATGACCCGGGCACAAAAACAATTTATTTAAGCCCGCAGGCAAACGGAGCGAAGCTTCGGCAAACGCTGCTTCACGAAATTCAGCACGCGGTTCAGGACGAAGAAGGGTTTAGCTTTGGTTCTTCGCCGGATTATTGGAGGGAGAGAAGCGGCATTTCTGCTAAGGAAGCGGAGCGGCTCTATGAAAACACTGCGGGAGAGATTGAGGCACGGGACGTGGAGCGCCGGGCAGATTTAACGGAAGAAGAGCGGAGGGAAACGTTTCCCGCAAGCGCGGAGCCGAATGACGACGTGGTGTTTGCAGGGGAGGAAACAGGAAATGGCGGAATTAATTATGCACACGGGTTTGGTGGTTTAACGCAATATACAGAAAAAGAAAAGAAAAACTGGAAAAACAGTAAAACGATTCTTGTTTATAGCAATTTGGAGCAGTTTAAAGAATTTGTAAACCGTGTGCTGGGGAATGTCGATATTGAGAAAAAAATGTATTTCGGTAAAATTCCGGAAAACGTTGCAAGCAGAATTTTACACGATACCGGTATTGATGTGTCTGATCTTAATGTATCTTTAAAAGGGTATGAGATTAGAAAAATTCTTTTAAATTCGCATGGAGATAAAAGAGCTGAAAACCTTAGAGGGCAGGAACCTGTTAACGTAAATGATTTGTTGAATATTCCGAGTATCATTACACAGCCGGACAGAATAAGTTTAACGGAAAAGCAATATGAAGGAAAGCCGGCCTTATTGTTTGAAAAGAATATTAACGGCAAGAACTATGTTTTAACTTATGTTTCAAGAAAACATCATGATTTGGCAATACAAACAATGTATAAAAATAGAAGCCTTTCCTCCGCGGAAAATGCAAATGCCTTTTCCTTTACGTCCGAAACGACCGCAGGTACAGCTTCTACTGACAGTGTATCACAAGGGGAAACATCTGTCAATAGTTATTCTATGCAGACACAGGAAAATAATGCGCCGGAGCGGACAATTTCGCAGTTAGCGGATGAGCTGGAGGAGATTGACCGATTGCTGGACAACGAGGATTTGAGCGACGAAGAATATCGCAGATTGGACAGGAAGAGCCGGAAGTTAGAGCGCGAGATTTCTATTTTGACAGCGCGGCGTGCGGCACAGACGGCACAGACGGCAAGAACGGCGGGAAACAGCGGCGTGCCGTTCAGCGGTGGAAATTTGTTGGAAGACAGCGGACAGCAGGGAGCGGCGGATAGCGGACAGCAAGGAGCACCAAGCAGCCCGGAATGGTTTCGACCCGGCGGGAAGCTGGGAGATGTTGCGGACGCTGTGGAAGAATATCGGGAGACGGGGAACAGTGACGGGATTCCCACCCGGCAATCGGCAAGGCAGTCGCAGAAGTATTATGTTCAGCAGGTGGATTCTTTAGGAAATGAGATAGCGGAAGTGGAAGCTGCCCTTTTGGGAAACGATTTGACGGCGCTCGAGCGGGAAAACGCGGAGGCGCGGCGGGCGGCTCTGTTGATGAAACGGCGCGAGGCGGTTTCGAAAACCAAGGTTTTAAGTGAAGTCTTGGAGATTTTAGACGAGATTGACACGTTGGCGCGGCCCAACCACAAGTGGGTAGGCGAGATTTCGGCTGACCTTTCGGACAAGCGGAATGTTTTGAAGTTTGGCACCTATGGCATGAACGACTTTGAGCGGAACGTGAAACACTTTTTTGGGAAAAAGCATTTTAAAACGGCTTATGAGAAGATTTTGCGGCCGTTGTATGAGAGCAAAAAGGCGTATGCAAAGGGGGTTGCGGCATATTCTGATTTGATTTATGAGTCGGTTGTGAAAGGACTTGGGATTCAGAAAGGCACGAGGATGTCTGCCGCGGTGCAATGGCTGGGCGAGGGTGAAAAGCCCGTGAGAAAAAAGGCAGGCAGCGACCTCACATCTTACAGTTATGACGACTGTGTGGCGGAATTTGGCAAGGAAAAGGCGGAGCGGATTAAAAAAGCTGCGGAAATTTTTAGAAATTGTTATGACGATTTGATTGACGATGTAAACGCCACAAGGAAGATGCTTTACCCCAACAACCCGGAGAAGCTGATAAAGAAACGGAAAGACTATTTTCGGCATTTTCAGGAAGAATCAAACAATTTGCAGGGGCTTAGAAACACCATGCAGAATCATTTGGGGATTGACCCGACGTTGGTTGGCGTTTCGGAGCATACGAGGCCAAAGACAAAGTGGCAGAGCATGGCCCAGGAGCGGACGGGGAACAAGACAACCTATGACGCGGTGGGTGGATTTTTGGACTATTTGCCCCAGGCGGAGTATGCCATTCACATTGACCCGAACATTGTAAACATTCGTTCGCTGGCGTTTGATTTGGCGTCTGCCAAGGCAAAGGAGGGGGCGAACGGGAACCCGGACGCAAATGGGTTTATTCGGTATTTGCAAAAGTATGCCAACCGATTGGCGGGGAAAACCACCTCGGCATTTGACCGGGCGTTGGCGGATTCGACTGTGGGGCGGCCGGCGATTGCGGCGCTTTCGTGGTTTAACAACCGGGTGAAAGCGAATGCGGTTTTGGGGAATTTTTCTTCTGTGATTGCGCAGCTTCAGAACATAACCAACATTACGGGGAAAATAAAGCGGGAAACGGACATTTTAAAAGGCGCGGCGCAGGCGCTGGCCGGGGTGTTTGGAGACAAGAAGATTCGCGGGTTGTATGAGGAAAGCGGCTTTTTGCAGGAGCGGTTTTTGGACAAGAAGCTGAACCGGTTTGAAAAGAAGATGAGCCCCACCCGTTGGGCGGCTGCCGTTTTGGGGATTGCAGATGAGATTGGAACGCGGATAACGTGGAACGCGGCCTATAACGAGGGGAAACGGGTTTTGCCGGAGAACCCCGTTCAATATGCCGACGATTTGACCCGTTCCTCTGTGGCGGGGCGGGGCATTGGGGAAACGCCTTTGATGTTTGAGTCGCAGTTAGGAAAGTTGTTTTTGCCGTTTCGCGTAGAAGTGATGAACACGGTGAATGTGTGGCAGGATATTTTGTTTGACGATTCCAAAGACACAAAGGTGAAGAATGTGGCCCGCAATGTTTTGAAGTTTACGGAGTATGCTGTGGCGTGTGCGGTGGTGAATGCGCTGATTGCAGGCCTGAAATCGGACGAGTTTGACCCGATAGACGACGTGGAAGAAGGGCTTAAAAAAGCGCAGGAGGAAGCGGGCGGCGACGTTTGGAAACGGGCCGGACTTTCCGTTTTAAGGCCGGTGCAGGAGCTTTATGGCGACTGGGCGGACGGCTATGGAAACGGCGTGGGAGCAGACTTTTTGCATGACGTGGTTTCGGGCCTTTCGCAGGCTAAGGAGGAGGCCGGGGGCGACGCTTATAAAAGAGCGGGACTTTCGTTTTTAAGGCCGGTTCAGAATTTAGCCGGGGACGTGGCCTCGAACCACCCGCTTTCATCGGCGGCGTTGGGAATTTTAGGGTTAGACTCTGGCACCACGGACTTTTTGTTTAACGGCAGCGTTTATAACGCCGGGGGCGCGGGTATGCCTGCGGCTTCGACAATTGCTAACGCTTTAAAGAAGTTAGGAAAAGGCGAGGCGGCTGCGGCAAGCGCGGAGGTTTTAAAATCGTTTGCTTTGCCATGGGGCGGTTCTCAGGCGGACAAGACCGTGCGGGGGCTTTATGAATTTTATAACGGTGCGACCACGAAAAACGCTTATGAGCGGATGTGGAACGAGTGGGCCCGTCAGAGGCAGGACAGGTATGAGCCGGGAAGCGAAGAGGCGTTTAAAAAAAGAAATGGCACTTTAAAATATTTGGTGGAGCCCACAGGGGAGAACTTTGTGAAATCTGCCTTGTTTGGGCCTTCGTCTTTTGGCGGCGAGCAGGAGGCATATTACAGCGACAAGACGCGGCGTATGGACGAGGACGAGACGGAGAAGATTTTAAGTCAGGACGGACATTCGCCGCGGAAGATTACGTTTGACGAGATTTTGGCCGAGCACGTTTACAACGCGGAAAAGGACGACCGCAAACAGCAGCAAGCAGACGATTTTTTTGACGGGAAAGACGTAGGAAACGAGCAGGGGCCGGGTGTTGACTTAGGTGATGAGACCGCCGGGAGCGAGCTTTATGCCATGTATTTAAGCGGGGACAAAAAGACGATTCCGTTTCGAAACATTCCTTTAGACCTTTCGGTTACCATTGACGAGAAAAAGTATGAGGCGCACCTTGCACCGGAAGACGCGAAAAAAATGGAGGAAACGCTCTCAAATCGTTTGAAGGAACGGTTTGAGGAACTGGACCGGTCGGAGAAGTTTTCTGCGCTTTCGGTGAAGGAGAAGGAATCTGTTTTAAACAGTTTTGTGGGGTATGAAGTGACGCGGGTGAAAGCGGAGCATTTTTTGGAAATTGGGGACATGACCCAGGAGGCGTTTGACGCTTATGACCTTTCTTACCGCCGGAGCGTTGCGAAAAAGGAACGGGAGATTTATGTTAATGACGGTGCGGCGTTTGTGGCTTATAACGCGGTGAATGTGGAAAAGCAGTTTGTGCAGTATGCGCCGAAGGTGACGGGTGAGACGCGCAGGCAGGCGAAAAAGTATGCAGAATTTGCGGCTTTACGCGAGCCGGACGAGGTGGATTTGGAGCTTTTGCGGGTTTCGAACTTGACGGGGTCTGACATTAACGTTGGGGGGAATCCCTCGGGGATTTTGTCTTATTCTTATAAAAAGCAGAGCTTTACCATTGACATGCCGGACACAGAAGTTTATGCTTTGATGGACACGGTAGAGCAGTCTTGCAGGGCGGCTTTAAAAAAAGAATTTCAGACGGCGCGGTATAAAAATGCAGACGCTGTGAAGAAAAAGGACATCATTGCTGCGGTGAAAGCGGACGTGAGGAAGAGCGTGAAAGAGAAGTATAAGAAAAAATATAAGTCGATTAAGGTGGACAAGTTTGAAGAAATTCGGAACATGAAGTGAGAAAGGAGCATGGAAAAATGAAAATAGCGGATGTGATTGACAAGGCGGACCGGTGGCAGCCCAATGTGTTTGATTTAAAAGACAAGCTGGACTGGTGTTATGAGGTGACCCGGGATTTGATGCTGGACAACCCGGAGTTTTTGTCGGCCACAAAAACAGTTACTTCGGATGGGGGAATTGTTCCCCTGCCGGAGGGCGTTTTATATTCTGACGTGGCGGAGGTTTATGTGAACGGCGCGCGGGTGGAACGGTTAGACGAGCGGACCATGGAGGACGCGCAGTTGAAGCGCGGGGACCAGGTTTATGTGGTTTATCGTTATTTTCCGCCGGTGTATGCGCTTTCCGATGACGGCGAGGTGCCGGAGGATTTGGAAACTGTGTGTGGTGCGCCCTTTGATTCGATGTATATTGATTATGTGTGTGCCCAGGCGGCGTTTCAGCAGAATGACGCAGAGGAGTATAACAAGTTTATCTCTGCTTATAACGCCAAGTTTTATGCCTATAAGAATTTTTGCGGGGCGAATTCTCCGGTAAGCGTGCGGAAAGGTTTTGTAAACTATTTTTAGGAGGTGGGATTGTGATTAAAAAAGAGAATTTTATTTCGTCTGTGGGGGCAAACACTCAGCCGGGGTATGTGGAGCAGATGATAGCCCAGCACAACGAGGACTTTACTTCTCACGGGGCACATTTTCATGAGGTGGCTGAGGATTTGAATGTGCATGAGCAAAAAGACATGCATTTGCAGGAGGGAGAACGCAAGAGGTGGGATTTGGCGGCGGAAACTGTGAGCAAGATTCCGGATGAGGTAAAAAAAGACGCAGACCGGGCGGAAGTAAGTGCGGACAACGCTTCTGTTTCGGAGCTTACGGCAAACGCCGCGGCAGCGGCGGCAGCGCTGGCCAAAGCGCATGCCGCAACGTATCGGGACCGGGCGGAAAAATATGCCGCGGACAGCCAGGCGGCGGCGGGAATTGCGGTAAATGCGAAAACGGCGGCGGAGCAAGCCTATGGCAACACACTGAACATGGCGGGGCAAATGTCGATTGAACACAATGAAATGCGGACTGCCTTTGAAAACTTAGAAAACGCCTATGAAAGCTTTGAAACAAATTTTGATAAAAAAGCGGATAAACAGACGGAAGGCGGCGGGTTTGTTGGGGGATTGGGCGCGGTAAGCGCCGACTCGTCTTCGGCAGTTGGAAAGGGCGCACAGGCTAAAAACGGCGGGTTTGCGGGAGGTTCGGGCACTTTTGCCAATGCGGGATTTGCTGGCGGAATGAGCGCTAAAGTGCATTTTTATGGCGGCGCGGCAGGAAGAAACGCCATTGCCGGCGCGGGTTTTTCTGGTGGTGATGGTGCAATTGCAGGAAAGAAGGCGAATGAAGCGGACCGTGTGAATTGTATTCAGCTTGGTGCTGGCGTTAACAATGTGGAAGGCAGTTTGCAGGTTTATGGATTTCAGCTGATGGACGGAAATGGGAAAATTCCGCAAGAGAGATTGCCGGAGCTGGAGAAGCATTTTGTTTTGCGGGGGACGGTTTCGGATTTGGATTCTTTGCCTGATTCGAAAAATGTTGGCGATGTGTATATTGTAGAGAGCGAGCGGCAGTTTAGCAAACCGTGTGCGCAGGTTGTAGGCGGGATTGAACTGTTTGAAGAAAACGGCACAGGAAGCGGCGAATTTGAACTTTCCAGTGGATTTGTTACTGTGTATTCTGACTATGTTATCGCCTATAAAGACATGGAAGACGCATATGAAGCATATTTATACAACCCGGACGGAAGTTTTTGGGGGGCAATGTATCGCGGTGTGGCGGCGGGAAAACGACTGGACGGGTTAAACGGATACAGCGCTCGGCCGGGTACGGAAAGCAGCTTTCGCTTTTATGTGTGCAAGGAACAGGGATTAAAGATGAACGGCGGGCTGTATGTTTGGAACGGCCTATGTTGGGACAGGATTTCGCCGGAGGTGTTTGCGGACAGCGTTTACACAAAGGCAGAGACGGACGCGAAAATAAATGGCGCATCTCTTTGGGGCGGAGTGGTGTCAAGCTGGGAAGGACTTCCGACGAACCCTAAGCCCGGAATGTATTGCTATGTGTCAAGCGACATTGCGAACGGGGAAAAATATACGGGGAAAGTCAGCGAGTTGTTTCGTTTCGAACCTCCCGAATTTGCGTTTCCGTATCCATCGACCGTTTGGTTTACTCCGCCAGATGAGTGTTTGGGGGACACAGATTTTTCAGAAACACAGAAGCAAGTAAAAATTTACACGAAAAGCGGAAACGCGGCTGGAAACCTATGGGTTTCATATGAAGCTTATCCTACGGCGTATCTTGATGTTACACAGCTTGGCGCAACGTCTGCAGACGACACGGTGACGTTTTTCTTGGGTTATTGGGACGGCACAAGCTTTCCTGCAAAAATTGATGTATTTTCGGCAGGTAGCATGATTTTCTGGAACGGCACGAAATGGTGTGGTGTGGCCTCTTCTGATGCGGTAGGCGACATTGAGTCGGCGTTAGACGGTATTTTGGCCATTCAGAACACTTTAATTGGTGGTGAAAGCGAATGAGCATAGCAGACAAGCTGAAAAGAATTGCGGAAAACGAGCAGGCGGTGTTTGACGCAGGGAAAAAGAGTGAATATGATACATTTTGGGACAGTTATCAAGAAAACGGAAATAAAATATCTTATCGTTTAGCCTTTTTTGGCTCGGGCTGGAATGATACAACATTTCGGCCTAAGTATCCAATGAAAATGTATAAAGGACAGCAACAGATGCAGGCTTTTTATTATTTTCGTGGTACTCATATTGATGTAGATATAGATTTTAGAGCGGTTGGAAATGCTCAGGTCTTTCAAAGCGCTTCGCTTTTAAAAACCATATCAAAGTTAATCGTTACAGATGAAGTGACTTATACAAATTGGTTTGCCGGTTGTACCGCCTTAGAGGACATAACGATTGAGGGAACAATTGGAAATGATATTTCATTTTCTGACTGTGCGCTGCTCACAAAGGGGAGCATAGAGAGCATTATCGATGCGCTGTCTGGTACAGTGACGGGGAAAACCCTGACGGTAAATGCCGCGGCGAAGCAGGCGGCATTTACGGACAGCGAGTGGGCGGCGTTGATTGGGACAAAACCAAACTGGACGATAAGCTTAGTTTAGAAAGAGGTGAGATGAATGACGACAAGAATAATTTTGTATGCGGATGAAGGAAAGGTGCTGACCAACGGCGAGATTTACGGCAGGGAAATC